GCAGGTTATGGAGTTAAGTCACACTTTAGTTACAATCTTTCTTTTGCTGATATTGATAAAAGTCTTGCTGCTGGGAAACCTGTCGTTATTGGCATCCTTCATCGCGGTTCTTTATCTGCACCTACTGGTGGGCACATGTGTGTTGTAATTGGCAAGAAAGGCGATGGATATGTGATCAACGATCCTTATGGTTCATGTAATGATGGTTATCAAGGACCAGTAACGAACGGTAAAGGCACTGTCTATAGTAAGGCAATGCTCAAAGCACGTTGGTGTCCAGGTGGTAATGATGGATGGGGTCGTATTTTCGATTGAGAAAAACGTTAACCTAACTCACATCTAAAATGGAAGAAACAAAAAAAGACAAATGTATGGCTACTATTATTCGTGTTGCTATTTTGAGTTGGTCTGCTGCTCTCCTAACAGCTAGCTATGCAGGTATGCTATCTAAGATGGATCCTACCTTTATTGCTACAGTCTTTACAGCATCCGCTGCCACATTTGGTATCAATACTATGAAAAAAAGTGGAGAAGATGAAGAGAAGAAGAAGTAATTACTTCTCGTGAAATTCTTTATACTGCCTTTGTTTATCTTTTTTCTGTTCTTTCTTGAGTGACTTATTGATTTTTTTCAGAGAAGCACTCTTTTCAAAAGCAAAATATACTTGAAGTTCATAAGGGGTAAGATCTTTTTTCAAAAGTTTCTTACCCCTTACTAGTATCTGTTGCACGATAGGTTTCATTTTACCTACCATCCATTCCACCAAGGATTTGCCAACAAGAGCTGCAGCAACAGAAGCAGTAGCAGTGGTGCCAGCAAGTATAACCTGTTCTTTTGGAGGAACTGGAACTTCCCCGACGATTGGTACTTCAATGACGGGCACTCCTAGATTAGTTTTGGGGGCATCATCGGAAATAATCCGATTATCCTGTATATTTTGAACAGGAATTTGTGGTAGTATAGGTTTACTATCTGGTAATACTCTAGTCTTTTCTTCCTGTTGCTGCTGTTGCTCTTTTTGTTTTTCTGCATTTACAGCAGCATCAAACTCTTCCTGTGTTGGTACATTGATTACAGGATATTTGATTGATGGATCTGGCATACGAAAGACTGGTAATGCCAAACCGCGACTAACTGGGGGTGGTGTTTGTTGTATTACTGGTGCATCTATTGTAGGAATTACACTTGGACCTTGAACACCAATATTATCAATTTTGTTTATTGGCACTTGGATACCTCACAACTACATCAGCACAGATCTTATAGTATGGACTGTCTGGATGAAATGTAATACCAGACTTGATTGCTTCACCACATTTCAATAACCTGACTAATTCAAAGTCAAGTCTTGCTTTATCTGCTTCAGCTTGTTGTCTAGCAATCTCAACCTTTGCCCTTGTCTTACAGATTTCTTGTAGTGATCCATCAAGAGGAAAATTAAAACCAAAACTCATACCAGCGTTACCATTATGAGTTTGATATGTTGTGGGATCATTATTACCACTTAGATTTCCTAATACAAATGGAGAAACACTTATTGTTGGTCCTTGACAACTAACTCCTGATCCGTAGGTGTTAACTGCGAACGGACCTTGTAAGACTTGGACAGCTTGGTTAGTAACATTACCTGTAGCGGAAGCACTAGGACCAGCGATATTAGTATTAGAAGGAGCAGATTGAGCGTAAACCGTGCCATAAAAAAGAAATGCTATTGAGTAAAGACTGATATAGAATTTGTTGTAGATTTTTGTTCTGTAGTTCGATCTATCCATGTTTCTTTTGCCACTCCAGGTCCAAGATGAGTTTCACTGAACTGGAATGGAGCACCTTGTGTCATAATAGTATAGGTTGCTCCTTGATGAGGAGTGGCAGGGATATTAATATTTGTTCCAGTGACAGTGTATGATGTGCCAGTTGTATATTCAACTTGGCGTATTGTTTCTATAATCTTTGTAGATGTTTCTGTTGTTGCTGTTATTGTTCCTCTAGTAAAATTAGGAACAACTTGTTCTGCTAGGGAAGCATTACAAAACCCTAGCAGGAATATCCCTGCTAGGATTTTTTTCATTTAAATACGCTCAATTCGATAGATCTTTGACCTGTCGCTGTCGTACCAGCACCACCAGCAGTCACAGTAGGGACTGATGTGTTAGACAAAGTACCAGCAAGACTTCCAGCAGCACCAGCAGCAGTAGAGGTAATATTTCCATAAGGTGCAATAGCGCCAGTTGATACAGAGTTAGGTGCGGTGTCTGCATCAATTAACGTTTCAGAAAACGTAAATGCTTGACCAGCAGTATTAATTGAATATGTACCAGCACCACCTACACCACCAAACGTGGATGATTGAATGTTCGTACCTGAAACTGAATATTGACCACCAACTCGGATCGCTTGAGAAGCAGCTGCATCTACCTTGAGTTGGACAGAATCTGTAATTTTAGAAGTAATCTCAGCAGCACTTGTGGGAATAGCGAAGAATAACGAAAAAACCAATAGAAGTTTTTTCATTTTTCCTGACAATAATACTAAAATTATTTAGGATGATGTAAAATAAATAGTAACTCATAGTGCAAAATTCAATGGCACGCGAATGGAATACTCCCTTTAGGGAACCATGGAATCCTGTCATAAAAAAATGTTTAGATGCAATTGATTTACATACTACATTGCATTTAGAAACTCAAGATCAATTTCATATTGAACAATCTAAATTATTAAGACAATATGTTAGAAATTTAAAGGATTGGATACACGAAACTGAACCAGAAGGATGGCATAGGAAATAGTTTACTTAAACATAGTTTTATTGAATAATTTTTTTGCGTTAATATTAGCAATTTTTTCTTTGTTAATATGATCAGTATCTAACGACATGATACACGATATGTCGTTATCCCTATTTCTTCCTGATGGATCATTATGTGGATAGTCTGTTGAAAATAAAAGATGATCATAACCAATTTTATTGGCATCTTCGGCAAAATTATCCCATTCAGGATCGCAAATAAAAGACCAGTTTTTAAGATAAACAGAACAGTCTCGCTCTAAAATTTTTGAAAGAATATTTAATGTTGGAAGTATCCAAGAAATTCCTCTTTCAGCCCAAATCAATCTAAGATTTGGATATCTATCAAGAACACCACCGACAATTAAACTAGCAAAACTTAATTTATAAAGAGAAAACGGAGTTGATAAAAATCCAGGAACTAGTTTATCTTTTAAACTAGGATCCCATTCATTGGAAGAAATTAAAGGAAGTAATTCTTTATGAACTTCTAACCATTTATTTTTAGTTTTTGTATCTGTCTTTGACATCCATTTTAAATTGTCGTACCAACAATCTAAAGCATGAAAGAAAACTGGATATTGATATTCATGTGCATGTTTCCAAAAAGGTTCCATCCATTCACACATACCCCACATTCTACCAAGTGAACTGTTTGAATATGTAAAGTGTTCTCCCATTGTCACACCAATAGCACCATTTTCCAAACCATCTTCAATCATTTTTAGATTGAACTTCATATCTTTGTTTTGAAATGGCACCCAAATTACAGGCCAAAATCTATCTTCATTACGACAAAGATTTTGAATTTTATTATTCCATGCTTGACCCAAAGATATAGCTAGTTCAGTATCAATTCTATAATTTAATCCTAACATATAATTGTAGGGATTAATTATATTTTTATCAATTCCTAAAGCATCTAAATCTTTTTTTCTTATTTTTAAATTTCTTTCTCCCTCCCAATCATAATTTAAATCTCCTCTAAAGGGTCCACCATAAGTGGCATCAAAACAAAGTTTTTTTTCTATTCCTTCTCTGACAGAAATAAGATCTTTTATTGCATTGCCAGGAAAAATATCTACATCATGATATCCATTCTCATCACATAAAAATCTTTGCCCTTCCCACTTATAATATTTTTTGCTAGTAGTTATAGTATCTCTATACGTTTCTTTTCCCCAAGTTTTATCCCAAAAATTAGGTTTACTTTGATATGATTTCCACACAAATTGTGGTGCTAAATCTTTATACCGAGAAGATAAGTCTTTGTACACATCTTCAATAAAGAAGTGTGTATCCATATCTATAAACTGCATCTATTTCAAATCAATTGCAATAACAATATTTAGAATCATGATCCACATACCAGAAATGATATTGACAAATCCCATAACTCTTGGTATATTGGGATTTCTACTGATCATTGTTCCCATCATGGGTATTGTGATTATTCACGAAACTCTTGACAGGGAATAAATAATCACTTATAATGTAAAATCGCTTTACAGCGATTGCATCATGAGATTTTGATGTGACACTTAGAGCCCAGGAGATTGCCCTTTGAGAAAAGGGATGTGCGCTTTCTCTATTGGGATGTAGAATTCAATCAATTTTAATGCTTAAAGCCATTTCTAGTATCATCGTCTTTGGTCTTGTCGGATTGGCACCCGTAACAGCAAAGGCAGCGAGCGGATGTTCACTCGCATCACATTATGGAATCGGTGACGGATATCATGGCAGGACAACTGCTAGTGGTGAACGATATAATGCTTATGGAAAATCAGTAGCACACAAGTGGCTACCATTTGGAACAAAACTGAAAGTAACAAATGCATCCAATGGTAAATCAGTAATTGTGCGAGTAAACGATAGGGGTCCTTATGTTCATGGAAGAACCCTTGACTTGTCTTATGGAGCTTTCTCTTCCATTGCCCATCCAGGTCAGGGTGTTGTTAGCGTTTGTTATTCCAGAGCGTAAGTGATAAATATGGGTGAGAACTGCAGGTCTCATCCTTACTATGAAATTTAACTTTCACTTCGGTAAAAAGAAACCCACTGTTACCAAACTAATCGTAGTAGGGATAACATTAAGTGCAATTATTACCACACTATCACACTGTACAGGGGTCAAGGAAGAAAAGATATGGGATCTTGTTGACGAAGTTCAAAGACAACTTCCAAGCAACATCGTCAGAGACATAATTCTTCTTGACCCCCAAAAAATAGAACGTCGTGTGATACGAGATATAGACAAAGCAATAGTAGATTATGAACGCTTGACAGGTGATGATGGAACTGTTAGAATGCTACCACCACGATACTCAGAGTTGCCAGTTGACGATAGAGTATGCTATACTAGGGAATGTAAATCCCTGGGTGGTGAAATGAGACTAACTGCTCCGTGGTATGTGTCTCAGTAGCTCAGTGGATAGAGCAACTGCCTTCTAAGCAGTCGGTCGTTGGTTCGACCCCAACCTGAGACGTTCCTTTACTAGGGAAAATTATGTCATTACTATCACAATTAGATCGGCAGATGGTTATCGAAGCATTAGAATACTATGTGCAAAAATTAAAAGACGATAACTGCACGCAAGCGTCAATTACAGCATTTCAAACACTTTTGAACTGGGTCGAGCTTGAACATTTCAAACATGAAAATTAATCTTTGGTATTCTGAAAC